GTATTTTATAGTGTATGGCAACTGGTTTAGGCTATGTAAAACAGTAGCATGATTATTGTTAAAAACTTTTGAAATATCAACCAGGCTCATTCTTAAATGTTTTCTTAAAATTTCATATACAACAGCTCTTGCAAACACATACATTCTGACCCTGGATTTATCTCTTAAATCAATATTTAACTCCTCATTTACATTTAGTATGATAGTTTCTATTGTTTTTTGTCTGCGAGATAATGTCATTTTACGTAAGATTTTAAATTAATTAAGTCTAAGTATTCATTCAATTCTATAATCTGAAAGTCTGTTAATGTTATAATTATTCTTGGTGATCTCATTATCTCTATTGCAAAATACACTGGTTTTCCTCTATGAATAACATAAGCACCGACCACGTATGTTGTTAATCTATTAATTGGATAATCTTTTACATTTTTATCTATGTAGTCTGATATTTTTATTTTAAGCGTTATGTCTTCTAATTCAGATAAATAATCTATAAAGTCATCTTCAACATCATAACCATTAACCTTTATATACTTCGGTTTTAAACCCATATTTTTCTAATTCTTTTAATCTATACTTTTGTAATTCTGACAACACTCCTTTTGGTTTTTTTATTTCTGAGAACAAAACATCGCATCCATGAGGTAAAGCAAGTAAGTCTGGTATACCATTCTTATTTGTAAGCTTTAGTTTAATAACATAATAACCCTCTGCTTCAAGCTCCTTAATTCTTTTGTTTTGTATCTGTTGTTCTGTCATTTTGTATCATTTTTAACGCATATTTATCAGCTTCCAAATCAGTATATTTATTATCAGGTATACCTTCAGGAATATCAAAATAAATGTCAAAATAGTATTCATAACTGCCTTTTTTAAAAGAATAATTATTCCAATTTATCATATTTTATTATTTTTATAATCTAATAATTAATAATTTGCACCGATAAACTATTAGACACATTAATTTTAATTTCTTTAGACTTCTTTATCATTTTTTTAGAGTCACTTAACATAGCTATTGCTAATTTAAAATGCCATTTATGCCTCTTATACCTTCTATCTTTAGGGTATATTATTGGATCGTCTTCAGTATTTTTCCATATTCTAAAAAGCAATTTGTTTGCTTCCTTATACTCCTCGGTATGAATTACTTTAAATAAAGATTTAACGTCTTGTTTATTTATAGAAACAGTTACTACATTAGTACCAAGATATTTTACAAATTGTAAATCGTATCCATAAGTTTTATTAAACAAAACTAACCATTTTTTTACATAGGAAATTACTGTTTTTTTAAGATTAACATAGTCAATTTTATTATCACAATTTCCTAAAATATCCTCTATGGATGCTATAAATGTAATGTCGCAATTTACTTCTTTCATTATATTTGATTTAAAGTTAATAAATCTCTTTTAAAGTGCCTCAAGGTATAATCTTTTTTCTTTATAACTGCCTTGTATATGTCAGCTTCAATTCCTCCACGAGAAAATATCCAGTACACATCGCTCTCTAATCTTTCTTTGGTTGTCATACGATCCCTGGACTGCCAGTAACTGGTGGCTGAAAAATCTATATTATAATAAACAAGAGCTTCAGCTTTACGTAAACTAATTCCTTCTCTACCACTTACAATTTGTAAAGCTATGGTTTTATTAGTTTCATTAAACGTACTTAAATCAGTACATAAATCATTTCCGTAAACCTCTTTTAACGCATTAAGCTCTTCCTTAAACTTATAAAATATTCCAATTTTTGCATCAGCAAAATTATCATGAATAAACTGTGCTTTACTTAAATCTAAAATCATAGAGTTCCCAGACTCAAATTTTACAGTGCCAGAATACATTTGATGTAGCTTCATCATTAGTTTTACTGGTGTATCTGCTAATATTACATCATCCGTACCCTCAATAACTAAATGTTTTTTTAACTTATTTGCTAATTGATATGTCATTGGACTCATTTCTACCTCCAGCACATGCTCCCTTGTTTTTACTTTAAACCCAGCTTCTTTTTGAGTGTAAGAGATTGTGTGTGGTTTCATTTCATCAATAATAGTTTGTAAACCATTAGAGTAATCATTAATTAGAAAACTGTTTATTTTTCTCTGCTTGATGTTTACGTATTTTTTAGCAAACTTATAAAAGTTTACATAATCACTAAAAGGATGTTTAAGCATTACAGAAACTTGATGATACATTTGAGAGTAAGATTCTGGTGTTGGTGTTCCTGATAGAAATATAACAAAAGGATTGTTTTCAAAGATCAAAGAACGAACTTGTTTAGATCGTTTGTTTCTTTTTGGAAAAGCACCCATTCCATGTGCCTCATCACAAACTACCATGTCCCAGCCAGTTTGGTCTATTTTATGTAATGACTCGTAGTTAATAACAGTTATTTTGTATGAAGGATTAAGCATTTTGTAATCATCTTCAATACTGCTTATAGCTTTTTTCTTTGTAATAAATAAAAGGTTCGATACTGGCAAAAGCGCACTTACACCCAAGCTCGTGAGAGTCTTACCAGTCCTTACCTCCATTGCAAGATAAACAAATTTATCTTTTTGCAATAAAGGTTTAGCCTTATTTATTATTTCTGTTTGATATTCTCTAAACTCCATATTAAAACTCAAAGTTTCCGTTACTTTCTAACTCATGTTTGTTTCTAAATCTAACCCATTTGCCTGGTGCATCTCTACCCTCGTCAGGCATACAATCAAATTCAAACTTAGAATAAGAAACTAACCATTTATTAAATTTAGTATTTGATAATTTCATTTTACCATATCTATCATAATCAGAGTTTTGGTCTACAAAATCTAAAAACAATTCTTGATTGTAAACACGACCACCAATATTTAATTTGTCATTTTGTTTTGGTCCACCAAGCGCACCGCAATATTCTGCAAAATCCATAGATGTGCTTTCAATAAATTTCTTAATAGATTGATTTACAAACTCAGCTTTTATTAACCCATGCTTCATATAAATTTGTAGGCATTCAATCATATAATTATCAAAACTACACCACTCATCATCATCCCACTCTCCAAACATTAGTCTTCCAAAATCAGTTAATGGTGTTACATCTTTTGTATAATATTGAGCCAGTTCCAACTCCCATTTTCTTCTTGCGAAAGATGAGCCTTCTCCTACAATAGCATAGTTAGTTGTAATAGAAACTTTAGGAGATTTACTAAATGGAATCTTGATTGCATCCTTGTTTTTCTTTTCTAAGGTAAGACCTTCCGTTACTACAGAAAACAATCTTTCAAAATCAAAATGTCTTTTTACATCATCAAAACAAAGTATCTGAGTATCTGCTGAAACTAATTGATAGGCAAAACTTTTCTCAAAGTTGAAAGACTTTCCATCAATCACAACCAGTTTTTTCATGTGTGATAGAGCGTTCATAAAAAGTCCTTTTCCAGTACCCCCTTCAGGGTTGTTAGATATAACTTCATCATTTAATATAACTGCTGGACAGTAAGAAAGGTTTTTCCAAGCGTGTAATAAATATCCGATAGTAGAACGCATAGATGAATTTCTTTGCTCATGGTTTCCACTTATGTTTGTAATAAATCTTTGGTAATCACAATTTTCACTTTCACATATTTGAAATGTTCTGTCAATTACATGGTCTTTCCAAACATAGCCACCTAAATCTAAGTAATCAATTTTTGTAATAGAGTTATGCTTTACCTTGACTGCTCCGTTTTTATAATACAAGTACGCTGTATCTTTATTGTCTTCAATAAAATATACATCTATGGATGATAAAAGAGTTAAGAATTCTTCTCTAAAATATCTTGTATGCTCTGCGAAATAATTATAAACTGATAAATCATCTACCTCCAGTAAATAGTTAAGTATAAAATCTTTTATTTCCTTTTCAGATGTATGGTCAATTAAATTGTTTGTTACTTTTACAAAAACATAATTTTTACTTCCTTCAGGATTAAACTTAAAGAATCCATTTTCTTCTAAAAACTGCTTGAAAAGGATGTGTACTATTTTAATAACTCCTTTGTCATTCTTGGTCCAAAATTGGTTGTTAGCGTTTTCTTGGTCAAGTCTTGATATTACATTCTCTATTGTCGTAGGCTCTACATCAGAGTTCTCAAGCTCAACTCTGATATCTTTTTTTGATACACCTCTTTTTAATTTCATTCTAAGGTTGTTAACCTTATCCTCATCCTCGTAGTATTTTGTACCAAAGTTATGTTTTTGTGCATAAGCACTTTCAATTGTTCTTTTAATTTCTGCTCTTGTAAAACTTTTAGTTTCGTAGTTCATTAAATTAGACTCAGCCAACGACTGGTAAACACCGAAGTCATTAAATGCCGCAGCTAAAACATATGCGTTATTGTTTCTCTCTCCCTCGTTCATTGGGTATTTTTTAGTCCACCACTTTATAAGAATATCTATAATTTTGTTTTCATCAGTTACTGGTATTGTAGGGATGTCATTATGCTTACTTACCTCAACATATTCTTGCTCTTCAATTTTATCCCATAAACTTGAGTGAGCATTCACATGAATTAATGGGTCATAAGACTCATAACAGACACGTGAGATGTTTTTACATGTCTTATCAAAGTATTCGCTGTCGTAATATTTTTGAAGGCTTAGAAAGTAGCTTTTGTGGTCATCTATTATTGGTGGAATTTTAACTAAAACTTTTAATCCATTTCCACTTGGAGATATAAACACAGAATAAACAAATTTATCTTTTGATAACCTCTCTTTTTCTTGTAATAAATCCCTATTTGATTTGTAGCCATCAAAATCCAAGCAAATATATCCACTGTGTTCTTTTATTGCATTGTCTGCTCTTTTTGTAAACTGCCCACTGAAACAAATTGCTGGAAGTTTTTGTTTTAATATGTTTCTGTTCTCTTTGTCTTTTTCAGCACGTATCTTTTTAACAATGTCTTTTGATGCTCCTTCTTGTATTCTTGTAAGGATTAAATTTATGTTTCTGTAAAAAGGTCTTGCTGTTTGTTTTATGTCTTTAAATATCGTAATGTCCATTTTATGTCAGTTTTATGTCGATTTTAAATTATCCAAATTACTGTAGTTTAATTACTTATATTATTTTATGTTAATAATGTTAATAATATATAAAGAAGTATAGATAATTATAGTTGATTAATATTTTTTTATTATAGAGTTCATTAAAACTCCGTAAAAAGTGACATTTGTCACAGTTTAAAGCAAAGAAAAGGGGCAAAAGCCCCTATCTCTCAGTTCTTCGTTGGTTTAGAAAAGACCATCGTCTTCAGTTTCAACTTTTGCTTCAGGTTTAAAAGTATCAATGGCCACATAATGTGTCTTACCATACTGGTCTACTTCTCTTTTTTTCTGTACTAATAACTTAACGTATTTTTTGTTATTGTACTCAAAAATCCATTCTTTTGGAAGATCAGTCAAACATACCGACACAGCCACTTGGTCTCCATCGAACTTTGATTTTCCACTTCCTACGTAAATTTTGTCTTTTACTTCACTCATTTTATTTAATTTTAATTATCTGCTCCATGTGGGTTAATGTAGATATCATAATTTCATTTTTATGTTCTACGCTGTTACAGGACATTGGAACTTCTATCCACATAACAGTTTTTTCAGGTGTTAACTTAAACAAATTATAAAGTTTGTCTATGTATATACGAATGTATGTCTTCGGTTGCTTCATCGCTAAAATATTTTTGATAAACTTCAACTGCTTGTTCTACCTTGTCTTGACCAGCTTTTAAAAAAGTAGCTGAACAATCAAACACACCCAGTCTTGCAGTGCGTTTGTCTATTACAAAGAATACAAGTGGTTTATTAAATAATCGCTGGTAAATGTACGCTTGGCTATCGTAATTATAAGTTTTAGCACTGTACATAAATTTATCGATATCTCCACTGGTTTTAATATCAATGATTAGATTGCTATTATTGTTTATGATATCAGCTTTACCTTTCCAATCTAAATTCATGATTTTTTGAATCTCAGGTAATTCAAACTGGTTTCCTTCTTCGTAAATTAAATCACACATCTCCATATTAGAAGTCATCTTGCTACATAAAAAATCAAGATGCTCTTGCTCCTTTTTAAGTAACAGCATTTCTCCTTCAAGACCTTCAGCTTCTTTATAGCGTATAGTGTTACGTGATGCTACGTCTATTACTTTAAAGTCATTTAACTTCTGTGGCTCTAATATTTTAGTGTGAAAATATCTACCCTCTAACATGGGCTTTGTAAACTCATTGCTGACACGAAATTGTGTTGGGTTCTTAAGTAGCTTTCCTATGTCAGAGTTTGATAAGTATTGCTTACCAAACTCTCCATAGTATTTACTGTCATCTTCAAGAGCCTTTAATATATCAGACTTAGTCATCCTTTATAGATTTTTCTAATTCAGTTTTAACCTTAGTTGTAAATTTATACTTAGTCTTTAAAGTATTTACAATTTTCTCTAATCCATCTGCTTTGTTTTTAGCAATGTAAGTTAAAACTTTTGACCAATTTGCATCCCCAATATTTAACTCATAGGTGGTAATTGTTTTTGTCCCAGTAGGATTTTTCACTGGCTTTGGAGCAACAATATCTTGACCAGTGGTTTCTATTAAATCCTCTCCAGCATACAAACTTAATCCAAGTCCATGCATAGCAATAGCTTTTGCAGTTGCTCTTTGAATAGCTGTGTTTACATCCATAGATGTAATTTTATCTACAGTGATTGATTTCTGTCTGAAATCTTTAATAGGTAAATAATCAATATGCTCAATATTGTTTACCACTACACCAACCTTTACATAACCAGTTACACCATCAGTGTACCAGTTTAGTCCAGTCTCTGGAGATTCGTAAACATTTCTTTGTGCATCTGAATGCTGTAATTTTAGGTATGCCCATGCATTAGCCCATGATAGGTAATCGAGATTACCTTTTTTTTCTACTTTGCTTTTTACGTTTATCGCAACCAGCTTTTCAAAATAACTTTTTTCTACGCTCATTTTATTTGATTTTAATTAATGTTTATTTATTTTTGGTAAACTCATGTCTGTACTAAATTTGAAATACTTTACTGAAGGATTTCCATCTGAATAGTAATTCCAAGCTTTAATTGACATTCCAAGAACCCAATAAAAATTCAGTGGCTCTTTGTTTATTTTAGCATTATGTAACTTAGTATTTAAATAACATGTAGCTGTATCTTGTTGTTTAGATAAACCATAAATTTGTTTAATATAGTCATAAACATCATTGCTTGGCGTTTTTCCACCTATCATATAAGCTATCAAACAAAGACTTGAAACTCCTATAGTTTTAAATTTTGACTTGTTATAAATGGAATTAACTTTATTTATTAAAGCCCCTAACCAATCATAATTTTCCATACAGTAATCTAAGGTTTGTTGATTCGTGAATGTCTCAGACCTGTTGTAACTCATTAAATTTGCAACCTTAGAACCTTTTTTAGAATACTTTTCTATTAATCTTATAACAGCAGATAATGTGTGAGTATTTGTAAATCCATTTAAGCTTAACACATCCGCTGCACTTCTGTTTTTTCCAGTGTCATATGTAGCCATAGAATTAGAATTAACACCTCTTACAACTGGTATAAAATACGATTTACCTGACTGAACAATAGCCATTAATCTATGCTGACCATCTGTAAGGTTATTGTTTTGGTCAAAAACAATACTCTCTCCATTTTCTAAAAATAACCCATCACGCATCTGATTAACTAAGAAAGCTAAATTCCTTGCAGATTCTTTTCGGTTTTTTTTGTTAAATTTTAAATAGTTTCTCGCTTTTTCAGGAGTAATTTGAACTAATTCTACGGATAGATTAGTTGTTGTGACATCAAAAACATTCTCTGTGTCATTAAAAACTTGTACTTGATAACTCATTTGATTTGATTTTAATTAATAATTGATTTTAACTTTAACTGAAGCTCTGCATATTTATGCAAGGCTTGTTCTCTTTTATTTTTTAAATTCTTAATGTGTTTGTCGTTTTTACGAGTGTTCACTTCAGTTTTAATTTTATTTTCTATAAGCTCTAACTTGTATAAACAGTTAGATATTCCTAATTTAACACAACCAATATTCCACCCACTTTCTTTGAAGTAAGAATACTCAATTGGATTACATTCTTTATAATAAGAACCACCCTTACCCATATTTAAGATTTCAATACGCTCATTAAACTTTTGAATTTTAACGCCCATATTTATTACATTACATCCAGTGGGCTGTTCACTTAATATTGTTTTATGTTGATTAAGTGCTTGTGATAAAATATCGTTTAATGTAAACATACTAATCATTTAAAATTCCATTAATAAGATTCTTAAAGTCTGAGTCTCTATCTATTAACTCTTTAGCTTTTTTATAACTGTAGATAATATTAGAGTGTGTCACTGCATGACCATTCTCTTCCATGAATCTTTTTATGTAAGAAACTCTAATTGGTCTCTCCATACATAAATAATAAAGCATCTGCCTTGCATCTATAATATCTCTTCGTCTGTTCTTTGCAAACATTTCATCTAAAGTGATGTGAAACTTTTTAGCTATCGCTGTAGCGTAAACATCAAATATATCTCTCTTCATTTATTTTGTTTTTAATTTGATTAATTCAAACTGCAAGTGATCTATTGCTTTTTGAATATCCTCGTTAGGACTCTCGTGTTTTCTATATGCTCTTAGTATATAAGTACACGCAGTTCCTAAATTATAGTTTAAGTTAAAATTTGTCACTACCTCGATGGCAGTGTAGTTGTTGTCTCCATCGTAATAAGATGGTGTATCAACGGTAACAGTCGTTGTATCGTCTGTTCTTGTTTCAGTCCAGTGTTTTCTTAATGCCATTTGTTATAGTTTTGTACCACAAAAACCCCCATGCGTAAACATGGAGGCGATTGCTTGAATCAACTACAATTCAATTTCTTTAGATACCCAAGGGAATTTCTTCCTCTTCTACCTCTGTAAATTCTGTGTATTCAACCTCTGTTGTTGTTGTTTCTTGCTTGTCCTTATTAGGATTAAAGGATAGGAAAAGTTCTCTTAATTCGCTCATGATTTTATTAGATTTTAATTATACTTAGTTTGTAAAGATACTATAAATATGTTATAACTCCACTGTGTTTTTGAAAAAAGATATGACACCATACCCAAAAAGATATGATGCCGTACCCAAAAATGCTTGTTATGAATTAACAGCAGAATTGCTTTTCAACACGAAGTTTATAAATTCGTCCACGTGTGTTTTGTGTGCGTAATCGTGATACGTTTTCATAGCGTGTTCTAACTCCTCTCTATCGGTCTCATCCTCAAAATTATAGTACAGATTATCCATCCAAGAATTAATATCATCAGCGTATCTGTACTCATGATAAGTCATTTCTTTATGGTTTGTTATGCCATTCTCGTCAAACTCAATTACACCTGCAAAATCATCTCCACACTCTTCGTAATCCATATCAGCTTGTAAGCTGTAGTGTATACACATCTGCTCAATCAATGATATTGGTGGACTCCAAGCACTATCTCCACTAATGGTTAAAACCTCATCATCTAAATCATATTCAATTTCAAATTCCCACCACTTTGTACCGTAGGTGTAAAACGAATCCTTGTGCCTTTTTTGTAGTTCCTCTACAGTATCTCCAATCTTACCTTTGTCCAGTACAAAGTCTCCAAACTCTGTAAAATACTCTGTTTTTTCATACTCCTTGAACTTGTCTACTACTTTTTTAATCTGCGATGCATCGCCATTAAAATTTACATTATTCCAACAATTGTTTGCCATTTTATTTAATTTAAGTTATGTGACTTATGTCGTGAATAGGGAGGAATCGAACCTCCCAAAGCACCATGCTATTCTTTACTAACAGACTGTAATCTCGTTGTCTCTTACTGTAATACTACCATTGTCATCCCATTCCTCTCCTCTCCATTCTATCTGACCATTTAACTCTAAACCCCAACCTTTAAAGATGTACTTAATTACGTACTCAATCCAATCTATATATTTGTAGAACTTCTCGCCACCATCCCACTCTAAATAGTATTTACCATCTTCCTCTACGATTACCCATTGCAACCAAATTGATGGCTTTCCGTTTGGCTGATAACCATCCTCATGGCGTTCTTGTTGAAACTTTTTGTATGTCTCAATCATGTCCTTTGTAAGAGTCTTGTTAAACTCTAATTGTCCTCTAAAATCTGTAGTGTATCCCATGTCTATTTTATTAAAATTGATATTATTATTAATATGATTAATGCTACGATTGATAGAAATGATGCAATCATGCTGTCGCTGTACTTTCTGTCGGAACGACCTTGTCGTGACCGATACTGTCTTACTTTTTTCTTGGAATTTTTCAAGGTTTTCTTCATAGCTTACTTGTTTTTGATTGCACTACGATTAATAAATCTTACAATTTCATTCAGCTCGTGAATTTCATCACTACCGATTCTTTGACTCCAGTCCAGTATTCCTTTGACTGCATCTCTAACTTCTTTCAAGTCCTTGCGTAGTGACTTTACTGTTTTCTGAGAGTCTAAATAGTCTCCCATTAATTCTGTGACTCTGTTGAAGTCTCTGTCTTTTTGTGTTTCTTGATAACTCATTATAATTGATTTTAATTGTGGCATTATTGCCTTGTACCACCAAAAACCCACTCCGTTTTGGAAGTGAGTTTGGTTTTATCAAAGGATCAGAATTATTGTTGTCTAATCGTGTTTATTTTCTTGTGCATATTCATACAGTTGAGTTGATATCTCTGTCTCTAAAAAGTCATAGTAGAAGGTTGTAATATCTTCTCCATTTAACAGCACTTTAGTGACCTCTAACTCATCTTCTGGAGGCGATTCATAATCTCCATCATCCCAGTAGTATTCGTAGTGGATTTCTAACTCGTATGCAAACGCCTCTGTAATCTCGTAAACTCCTTTTGTTTTCATATCTCAAAGTCTTTAGTGAATGACCAATCGTAGCATCCAAATCCATGATTGGTTGTGTAGATGTATCCAAGCGATACAAGTTTTGACACAATCTTGTTAGCGTGTTTCTGAACTGTATTGTCATACACGCCACCACTATTGTCTCCAATATACCCACTACTCACTCTTGCGTAATTGTCCTTTTCTAATGTCTCAATGCATCTCGATGCAAAGTCTTTTACTTTTTGAATTTCTTCTGTTGTCATAATTTCTCTTTGTTAATTTGATTAATAAATTCCACTACTGCTTGAAAGATGCCTTCAATATCATACAATCCATCCCTATCTTGGCTTTCGCTTAACCATTCTAAAGTGGAATTAAGACTCCATCCTTTTATGTCTGATATCTTTTCAGTTACAGGCATTAGCCAATCCCAAGAGGTGTTAAACTTCATCTCACTAACATACGTCGCTTGATATTCATCCTCACCCCTAAGGCTGTAGTCATCTATTAGATATAAGTCTTTTGAGTCTTTTGTAAACCCCATAAATTCTGCTATGAGTTCATTGTCTGTTTTTGATGGAATGTTTACCACCTTGTCTCCAAATGAATCTTTCATCATTTGATTAAAATCTTGTCTGTTCATAATTATAGTTTTTTATAGTATTTCATTAATTTCCATTTGGTCAATCAGCCACTCCCAATCATCTGTAGGATTGTCTGTAATTACCTTGTTCCATTTTGATTCAGTCTTGGCTTTCTGTAATTTTTCCATGCTATCAAACACACCGATTATGTCAGTGTATGGAATTGTTCCCCACACTTCTTGTGTTCTGTTTAGTACTAATAAGTAAATCATAAATTGTAGTTTTAAATAAAGGCTTATTTGCCTTAGATACTGGAGGAGGAATCGAACCTACCTTACAACCATTCCAGTTGGACAGCGTGTGCTATAATTTACTGCTGTAGTTAATAGTTATCCACTCACACAGCTTTGCTTGATTACCTCCATCTAACTCCATGTAAAGCTTAAAGAAGTTCAATGTACCACCATATGAATTACGCTCGTTTAAACCTACCCATTTCGATGTGATATGGTTACACATACTTGAGTTATCTGACCACACTTGCTGTATCCAGTTGTGAGGAAAGTTGTTAGCAAAATACATAAACTCAGTTATCTGCTCCACCCCACTTTCAATAGGTTCTTCTTCGTCCATATCTTGATACCAATCTGTCCATAGGTACAGTTCTTGCTCGTGTGCATCTGATAAGATAAAGTCATCAGAATACATCCCTTCTTTGCTGTCAAAATTAACGTACTCTTCCTTGTGGTTTGTCTTTAGATATACCAGTAGACT